GGGTTCGGCCCTTCAATAGCAGAAACAATGATGAGATGTGGTGTTCGTTGGATACCATCAGACAGAAACAGATTACAAGGAAAGATGGAGATACATCGTAGGCTTGCAGACGATCCAAGAACAAACGAGCCACGAATAAGAATATTTCCAAACTGCGTTAACTTAATAAAACAACTTTCAGGTATACCATTAAGTAAAACCAACGCAGAAGACGTAGATACAAAAGCAGAAGATCACGCATACGATGCGTTACGATACATGCTAATGACAAGGATGACAGGATATGTGTCCATTCATAAAACGCTTAATAGTATTAAGAATCAGGTCTACCAAGTCCATGATCAAACATTTGGGTATTAAATAAATGGCAGCTCCTACAGGTGGTGGTGGTAAATTCACCATAATAAAGAAAAAATTTGATCCTACAAAAACTACTTTAAAAGAAGTGGTTGAAATGTATATTCAAGAAAGTGGTAAAGGTTTTAACGCTGAAGGATACAGGAGCAAATTTACATCACAAGGAAGTCCTTACAAAGATTTTCTTGATAAGCCTGTTATGGAATTTTTAGAATCATCCTTTGACGATGAAACAAATCCTCTTTTAAAATTTTATGATACAAACAAATCTGTAGGTTCAAGAAGAAGTTACCACTCTCTTGCAAAAGGCGTAGAAGCAAATGTTGAAAGTCAGATAGCTCGTTCTACATCAAAAGAACTAGCACATTACAAAGCTGACGGCATACCAAAACTAACAAATACTGTTATACTAGATCCTAAACCCGGACAAAGAGCATTAAGATACGCATTTAATCATCAAAAAGCAGGAGACTTTCAATTAGCTTTACTTGAACATGCTAAAAAGAATCCTAAAGATGTCCCAGTAGTCAGAGCAACTCTTGCTGCGTTGCATTTAGGTTTTAGACCAAATGAGATTCAAAAAATGCCTGCAACAGCTTTATTTCCACCTTTAGATAACAGTGTTGCACCCGGAATCTTTATAAGTGGTGATCTCACAAAAATGGACTCAGCAATAGATATACCTGCGTCAAGTCATGTTCATGGTATTCTAACAAGTTCTTTAGAGTCAAACAAAAAAAGATTTGGTAGCACTTCAAACGTTCCTAATTTGATGTTTCTTACAGATGAAGGTACGGCTTTACCTAATGGAGCTATAACCAATCTTTTGAAAAAAATAAAAGTTCCCGGAGTAATACAGGATAAACAGACAGGTAAGTTTTTAGATTACTTTACTTCTGCGTATGATATGAGAAGATACAATTCTACTATCGCATACAAAGCTAGATTTCCGTTAGAAACTATGGCACGTATGAAAGGGAGAGCTATAACATCAATAGCAGGTGCAGGCTCAGAGGGAGTATATCCATCACCTATAACTGGACTATATGATGATATAGATTTAGAGCCACATGAAAAATTAAGCACAATAATACACGATCAACTTAACAACAAGTTAAAAGTTAAAGGTGATAGCACTTTATCATCAAATCAAGATTTAGTAGAAAATTACAAAAACAGTACGAAAGGTAACAATCTTTTACAAATAACTAGTAAAGCAGAGGGACAATCTTACGATGTAACAGAGAAATTAAGCGACACAGATTTTAAAGCTCCAAAGTTACCTGAAGGACAAACAATTGAAGGAACTGCTGTAGAAGTAGATGATAGCAAACCAATAACATCTATAAGTAGTGAACACTTTGATGATGATGAACTAAAAGCGTTGGAAGATATAGGCATATCCGAAGATAAACCTACTACGACAAAAGATAAAATTATAAAAGCAGGTAAAGCTTTGAAAGGACCTGCAAAATTAGCAGTAGCTCCTACTCTATTTGGGTTGATGTTACCTGATGAGGTCAGAGCAGCAGAAGAAAGATTTGAAGGCACAGACACAGGTTTTATTAGAGAGAGTATAAAAGACTTAGGATTACAGGACACAGCAGCACAAGTAGAAGGGGCCGTTGTTGCAGGAGCAAAGGCTTTTGACCCCGGAGTCGAATTAGCTTATGACGTAACTGAGGGTGCAGGTGAATTTGTAAAGGAAGCACGAGAAAAAGGAATACCAGAAGCATTAGGTCTTGACACAGAAAAACAAAAACAAATGAACGTGTTAAGAAAACAGAGATTAGCTGATCGAGTTGAACGCAACAGATCAGATATACCCCCTGAAGATCAGGGATTTATAAACCAAAACCAAATAGGGAGATAAAAATGGCAGAAAATCTTAATCAAGGTGCAGCTTATATTATGAACTCAGATAAAGTATCAGTAGACGATGCTCAAGGTTCTAATAATCTGTACAGAGAGAAGCCAGAGTTTACAACTGAAGTAAATCAAGACGCTTTACAAGTAGACATGCCAAAGAAGCAAACAAAACCAACTGTTGAAGCTTCTTTCAATACAATGGCTGAAGATAGAAACTACTTCTAATCAAGGATAAATCATGGCTGATGAGAGTTTTCTTCAACCTGAAGATGATACACCTGTATCCGTAACTAATCCAGACGACCAGATGCCCGGATTAGCAGGGTTTATCAAAAGTAAGTTTGAAGATGCAGAAAACGGTAGACGTTCACACGAACTAAAGTGGTTACAGTCTTATAAAAATTTCAAGGGTATTTACGATTCTTCTACTCAATATAGAGATTCAGAAAGATCACGAGTATTTATTAAGATAACCAAAACTAAAGTTCTTGCAGCGTACGGACAAATTGTTGACATTCTTTTTAGTAATAAAAAGTTTCCGATGGTAGTTGAACCTACTCCTATGCCTGAAGGTATAGAAGAGTTTGCTCATAAAACAACTCCCCTCGATGAAGCTGAACAAAAACCTGATCCATTCGGGTTTGCAGGAGACGGTAGAGAGTTACTCCCCGGAGCATTATCTGCTACTGAACCACACAAACTAGGAACTTACGGACAAGAGTTTCCAAACATGTTGTCAGCAGGTCCTGCAAAGTTAAATGAACCTCAACTAAAACCTGCACAGAAGATGGCGTTAAATATGGAGAAGTGTATCCATGATCAACTTACTGATAGTAACGCTGTCAATGTCTTTCGTAAAGCCATATTTGAAGCAGCTTTGTTGGGAACAGGTATAGTAAAAGGCCCACTCAATTTTTACAAGCGTGTTCACAATTGGGAAGTAGATCCTGATACTGGACAAAAGATTTACAGTCCATACGAAAAAACAATGCCACGCATTGAGTATGTATCACTTTGGGACTTTCATCCTGATCCATCTGCAACCAGTATAGAAGATTGCGAATACGTCATACAAAGACATCGTATGAATAGGCAGCAACTTCGTGGTCTTATCAAAAGACCATATTTTAATTCATCAGCTATTGAAGAGTGTCTTGCAAAAGGTCCTAACTACGAGGACAAATATTACGAAGATACTATTCGTGAAGACGATACTGAACCTTACTACCAAGAAAACAGATATGAAGTTCTTGAGTATTGGGGTGTCGTTGATAAAAAATACGCAGATGAGGTTGGACTTGAAGGTGCTAACGAGATGTCAGAGTTTGATCAAATTCAAGTCAACGTCTGGGTGTGTGGAGGTATGGTGATTAGATGTGTAATGAACCCATTTACACCTGCTAGAATACCTTTTCAAGCTTTTCCATTTGAGATAGATCCATATCAAATATGGGGTGTGGGTGTTGCAGAAAACATGGAATATTCACAGAAGTTAATGAATGGTCATTACCGTATGGCTATTGATAACTTAGCACTTGCAGGTAATCTTGTATTTGACGTAGACGAAGCAAGCTTAGTCCCCGGACAAAACATGGATATATTCCCCGGAAAGATATTCAGACGACAGTCTGGTGTGACAGGAACAGCAATCAACGGGTTGAAGTTTCCAAATACTGCACCAGAGAACATACAGATGTATCAGATATCAAGACAACTTGCAGATGAAGATACAGGCATACCATCCATACTACACGGACAGACAGGTGTAACTGGCACTGGTAGAAC